GATCCGGGCGAAGGTTGGCCCCCGCACTCGGAGGAATTTGAGCGCGAAAGACAGGCATTCTCAGAAGGGGAAGAAAGGCGGGCCAGCAGAGCGCAGGCGGACCGCGAGAAGGCCCGGAACACCGAGACCAGGAGAGACGACGACCAGCGGGAGGCCACCTTCGGACCGATCCTCGACGGGATGGACAAGACGGCCCAGGACAAGCTGGCCCGGTTGTGCCTGGGCACGGGTCCGGTCATGACCAGTTACCGACAGTCTGGGCCTACCGGCATGGCCCGCAAACTGTTACTGGCCGAGATCCGCCGTAGATCGAACCGAAAAGGGCTCGAGAAGCGGGAGGCCGGTGATGACTAAACTCCGCGTCGGCAGCCTGTTCTCGCGGTCCCGGTTGGGGGGCGTGGCATGAGGAGCCACCCCGAAATTGCCGAAGCCCTGGTAACGCTCGAGGCAACCGTCGAGGTTCTTGAAGAAGCCACCGCCGTCATCCTGGATGACATCGACAGGAATGACGCTAAGCAGAAGAGGACTTACCTCAACACCTGCGTCGTGCTCAACGAGGTTCGAGGAGCTCTCTGTTGTTGCGAGTGGATGCTGGGCCAGTCCACAGATGGCGCGAACAAGTTCGAGACAGGGCTAGACAAGTTTCGCGAGGTGATCAGCCTTGATTGATTCACGCCAAAAGGGAAAAGCGGGAGAACGGGAAGCCGCGGGGATTCTCTCGGAACTATTCGGCGTCCCCGTGCGTCGGGCCCAGCAGTACTCGGGCAACGCCGGCACGGCGGACCTGGTCGGCCTCCCCGGCGTCCACGTCGAGGTCAAACGCCGGGAACGCGGCAACGTGGCCAACTGGCTCGACCAGGCGGTCGACGACGCCGGCGACGAGACCACGCCGATGGTGGTCCACCGGGCCAGCGGGCGGCCCTGGATGGCCACGGTCATGCTCGACGACCTGCCGGATCTGGTCTGCCGGTTGTATCTCACGCTTTCCTGGGAGCCGGATGAGTGACACTACCGGAACCGTACACCCTGGACGACATGACCGGATTTAGGGCCACCGCGACCCACCAACTCCGGGAGCATCGAGACGAGTTGCGGACACAACGGCTTCGCCTAATTTATTCCGCCTGGGAGGCTGGGGTTTGTCGACTGAGTGACGAGCCGAGCCGGATAGCCCGCGCCCTAAAAATGTGGCTGGACGCCCAGGGGATCCCCTATATCGAGACGGGGTTCATGGACATCCAGCAGGTCACCAAAATGCTGGACGCCTGGCTGGAGGTCAATGGCCCGGTGGCTCCGGGGGAACCGACGAGGAGAACGAATGAGAATCCCACCGACACCCTGTAACGACTACTGCCAGCATCCCAGCGACCGGGGGATCATGGCCGAGGATCTGTGGGCCTTCCAGGACCGATTCCGCGAGGCCCCGACCGACCAACCGACCGACCAACCGACCGACCAGGGCGAGCCGGAGAAATGAGATCCAAGGACCGATGGCTCGCGGGCATGATCAGCGAATCCCAAGGAGGCGGCCCAGTGGACCCGGAGGACGTCGACCAGGTGATCGAGAGCGTCCAGCCGCCGGCGGATCCGATCAATCCGCCCCACTACCGCCAGGGCACGCTCGAGGTGATCGACGCCATCGAGGGATTGGCCCTGGGCTACCGGGAGGGGAACTGTCTCAAGTACCTGGCCCGGTACAAGTACAAGAACGGGATCGAGGATCTACGGAAGGCCCGTTGGTATCTGGAACGACTGATCAGGGAGGTGGAGTGATGATCCAAAATGTCGCGGCGTCGCTTCGGGTGTGTCCGTTTTGCGGATACCTCGCCAACCTGTGGAATACAACGGCGGTTTGCAGCAATTGCATGGCAAAGGTCACCGGATCGACCGTGACACAAGCCGTGAGCCTGTGGAACAGACGGCACACCGAGTGGATCGATGTGAGAGTGGAAAAACCAGAAGAACGATCTCGCGTGCTAGTTTATCGGTCCGACGCCGACCTGGTCGCGATCGACAAAATGTACGAGGGCAGGTGGTTGTCAGAATGGCCGCCGTCCCATTGGAGTCCGTTGTTGGAGGGTCCAACCGATGCTGTATGAAAACTCACCTGTTCGAGAACTTGAACTCCTGCAACGTGCCGGAATCACGGAGCAATACACCGACTCGGTTGGTCGACAAAGGTGGAGGATCAGCCGATCGGGACGGGAGAAACTGCTAGCGATGTTTCCTGGCATCGGCTCGAAAGTCACGTTGGGCGAGTTGGCTGACACCTCACGAGCCGAAACGAGACGTCGGACAGGTGTGGACAACTAAGTCGGGAAGGACTCAATGACAAACGAAACCCTCACCCCATGCCCGTCCTGCGGTCACAAGCCGTCGATCATGTTCTCGTCCACCGCCGGCTGGGTGGTGATGTGCCTTCGATGGAATTGCGAACACCCCGCCCGATCCAACGAGCCGGGGCCTAACCAGGGCGACGTGGTCGCCGCGTGGAATCGAGAACAGGAAACCCAACAAGGAGGGGAGTGATGGCGAAGAGGACAATGGGACAGGATGACGGTTGAGGATCGTTGAGAGAACCCGGGATCTGTTGGTCCTGACCGGCGGACGGGAGAAGCTCGATCCGCTGATCCAGTTGGCCGAGCACACCGTCCAGGTCGAGGAAACGATTGCGCGACAAGGGTAGACCTAATGCCGACAACGGCCATGACGATCAAAGAGGGGCACCGCTACCAGTTGGGGGAGTTCGTTATCTGGTACGAAAAGAAACCCGGCGAAGGTCGGCGGCTCCGCCTGTTCGTCAAGTCCGCAAAAATTGAGGTCGGCCAACATATTGACCGACCCGGCCCCGATAACGACAATGGGGGAGACCGATTGAGGGCCAGGGATGGCCCGGCGGTCTCTTGATACCGATTGACGGCCCGGCGGCCCGGCGGTTACACGCTGGGCCGTTCTGCATTTGGTGCCCTGATGACAACTGGCGACTGGGTGGCCCTCGTCGGGCTCATGTTCGGATCTTGGCTGGCCCTTGCCCGGTGGATGTTACAAATCACCCGCGCCCTGGCACGGTTGGAAGACCTGGCCGACGATCTGACAGGCGTCAAGAAGGTGGTCGACCGCAACACCCGAGACATTAGCTCCGCCCGTGAGCGTATCGGAGTCCTGGAAAGCCGTGTTAAGCCATGATGATCAATCCGGCACTACCGGATCCGTACCTCCGACCAGGCGACGTCATGGCCTGTTGGAGCCGGGACTGGATCGGCCGCGGGATCACGGCGGGGACGTGGTCGCCGTTCGGACCGGCCGGCCTCCGGCTGGGACCGTCGCACGTTGCGATTATCTGCCAACACGACGGCCGGCCGGCGTGGGTGGAGTCAACCACGCTTTGTCACCACCCGTGCCTGGTCCGGGGCGAGAAGGCCAGCGGCGTCCAGGTCCACGAGCCGGCCAACCGGATCCGGGACTACAACGACCAGGACGGGAAGGTGGTCCGCTTCTCGCTGTCACCGATCAACAGACTGACGACGTCCGAGTCGGAGCTACTGACCGAGATCCTCCTCGAGAAATTCGTCGACCGACAAATCGACTACGACCTCGGCGGCGCATTGATATCCGGAACGCGTGTTTGGCAGTTACTCCGATCATTTCCCGGGGCGGACCTAAATCGGTTGTTCTGCTCGGAGCTAGTCTCGGCGGTCTTGCAACGGCTGGGCCGTCTCAACAGGACCAACCCAACTCGACACAATCCGGCGCGGCTTCTACGGGAGGCCGTCCGACAGGGAGTGTATACCAACAGCGGGAGGCTCTAATGATCGCGGCAGTCCTACGGATGGGACTTTGGGCGTTCGCTTACTGGTTCTGCGGATTATGGTGGCTGGCCCGCTACCTGGACCTGGATGACGTCCGGTTGATCGCCACCGACGCGGTCTTGTGGGCGGTCATCTGTTTGATCATCGAGGCGGCACGGTTGGAGGTGGTGGAGAAATGAGAAGAGCTTTGATTCTGTCCCTCCTCTGCCTGGTCCTCCCGCTCGGATTTATGTGTCCCGCGTTCACAAGCGGCGCGGCCGACAAGTCCCGGACCGCTTCTGTCCCGGACGAGGTGATGGCGTCGAGCGTCCGGGTCGACGGCTGCTCGGGGACTGCCATCGACTTCCGTGGCCGATCCTGGGTGGTCACGGCGGCGCATTGTTTCAAGATCGGCCAGAAAGTCCACGTTGTCACAGGCGACCGGCTCAAGATCGGGATGGGCCAGGTCGTGGCCCTCGACACTGGCGTCGACCTGGCCCTGGTGGCGATCGACCGGGCCAAGCTGACCAGCCGGGTCACCGTTCCGGCGCAACTGCCCGACGGCGACTGGTACGGCGTCGGCTATCCCGCCGGCAAGGGGCCGCAGGTCTGGCGGGGATCCTTCAAGGGTGCGGAGCGGATAACGAACCTTCCGCGCTCCCGCTGGTGCTTCAAGCTCAATCGCGGCCGGTTCCGCAACGGGTCCAGCGGATCCGGAGTGTTCCGCGGCGGCCAACTCGTGGCCGTCGCAACGCACATGGACGACGACGACGAGGAGATTTTTGCGGCCCCGCTGCACGATCTCCAGTCGTTCCTGATGAAAACGCGGTCTGGCAAGGACTCGCCAGGGTTCCGGCTTGCCGGGCTTGCCAAGGACGGCCCCGCGCAAAAACAAACCGAGCCGGCGGCGGAAGGTCCGGCCGGATGGGGGGACCGGGATCGGACGCGGGAGATCCTGGAGATAAAAGAGAAACTTAAGAATATGACCAGCAAGACAGGGCCAGCGGGCCCGGCCGGACCGTCCGGCCCCGCTGGACAACCAGGCCCAGGGATGGACCAGGCGCAAGTGGAGGAAATCCTCCGGCGGCTGGAGTCGCTGGAGACGTGGACGCGGGACTTCCGCGCCATTGTCCGAGTCCGGGTAAAACCCAAGGAGTAAGTCATGGCAAGCCAAGTTGATCTCCAGAGCCTCCTCGAGGCGGCAGCCGGTGAGCGGCTGGCACAGGCCAGCGCGGCCAACAACTCGTTCCTGCAACTCATCGACCGAAAATTCGGGGTCGTGTACGCCGACGTTGACACGGCCGAGGCGTTCGCCAGTCGTGTCTTGATCCAGTCGAAGGATGGCCCATCAGCGTAAGCAACATCGAGGCCGAGGCGGACCGACTCCTCGGAATGGACGCGGCGGCCCGGGAGCGTGAGCTCCTGATCGTCGCGCTACGTCTAGGACAGGCGGCCGTTTCCAACTGGTCCGACTTACGGGCTCTCGACGAGGAGTTTCTCGATGGCGTCACCAGTGATCGAAGAGGGTATGAGGTCACACCTACGAGGCCGGAATCGGTTCCTTAACATGTGGACCCATGACGTGGCGGAGAGAATGAAGATCAGGCGTAAAGCACTAGCGGCCGACGCCGGCCTCGATGATAGCTACGACGTCGGGACGTACCCGGACGAAGTGACGACGGTGATTGTCGGGCGTGGTGGTGGTCTTGGTCCGTTGATCGGAGGCGTCCTGGCCGGCGGACTGGGATCCCTCGGCCTGGCGGCGGCCCTCGGGGCCTTCTCGATGTCCG